TCCGTTTTCTTTTGTTTGTCATTCTATTAATTGTTTATCTTCTTCATCCTGTTGCGCATCCAGAATATTGTCCTCAATCTTGCTGAATGGTATCAGTATCTCGTCACCACCGTCCACAGGGTTGAGTCCCAATTCCCTTCTCGCCTCGTTCCTTGTCATGATTCCTTGGTTCACCATGGTGCTGTAGTATGATGCTGTAGCAGCCTTGTCAGCCTTCAGCAGATAACTTTCGTCAAGATTAATCTCTATGTTCACCTCTGAGGGCTTGAGCAGTTTGCGGTTGAACTCATTCTCTACCATGGCAATCCAGTGTATCAGAGTGTGAGTGAGAAACTCCAGATTGGCTTGTTCGTAAGTGTATGATGTGCCAACATTTATTCCCAGCAGTGTTGGTGAGATTCCAAAGAACCTCGCAATGTCCATGACATTATAATTCCTTGACTCTATTGCTTGGTTGTCGCTGTTGTTGGCTTGCAGCGGCTGATACTCCAGAGAGTTTGGCAATACCACCAGACCGCCTCTACCGCTGTTATAGGTGCTGTTCCATGCTTGCCTAATCTGTTCCAACTGCTTGCCTCCGACAATGTTCTTTGCCGAGAGGATTCCACTAATCAGACCTCCTTGATGCCAGAAATTCTTGCTCTGATTCTCAGTGGCTGAGGTGATGTCAATTGTCCTCTTTGCGAAATGGAGCAGTGACAGTCCTGTTATGCCGTCATAGGTGTACATGTAGAGATGGAGCATGTTCTTAGGCTCGATTCTCCTCTGTCTGAATATGGCTGGGACAGTGTAGTATAACTCATCCTTGACCTTGTCCCAATAGATGTTCACATCACCAGACTCAAGCAGCCTAACATCCTTCACTGAGCCGTCAGTATTTCTGTAGATATAAGCGAATCCATTTCCCTTGATGATTACTGACTGAATCATTGTCCTCATGAACTGATACTTGCTCATTCTCTCACCGCTCTTGTTTGAGAAGCATAGATTCAGAGGATGCTCCTCCATATCGTCCATTCCGTTCTCACCCTTTACCCTTACCTTCACAGGCAGTGTAGCGATACTGCCTGCGATGAGGTCTGTGCATCGAAATATGGCACTCAGTTGCAGAGGTGAGTATTGATTAAATAACTCACTGAAACTGAGACCACCCTGTGAGAAGTTGCAGCACTCGTTCTGTGCCTCCTTCTCCTTCTTGTTCCTTGTAAATATTCCCATATGCTATAAATATAATCCTAATCCAAAAGTGTTGTCAATATGACAGACTTGCAATCTCACCAGAATACTCTGGACTCTCGACAAACACCGCAAAGGCTTGCAGCATGGCTATTATATTGTCTATCTTGTCAGATATTGCACCGCCCTTCATGGGCTTGCAGTTCTCATTGCCGCTCTTGTCAACCTTCAGTGTCGCATTCTGGAAGTTCCACAGTGTGATGGGATTGTCATCTATATAAATATTACCGAGTTTCAACTGTCTCTCGAACTCCTTGGTCACCTTATTGAAGTTGAAGATGGACTGTGAATAGGGTGTCATGTTGATTCCATTCTCCACAGCCTTTATTGCGAGATATGTCGCATTATATTGGTCGTAATTACACTGCAGCACCTCGCATTTATCGGCAATCTTCAGCATGTCTGCGAGAATGAAGTCATAGTCAGTCACATTCCCCTCATTCACTGTGAGGTAGCCATGCTTGCTCCAGATTCTGTAGTTTGAGGAGTTCACACCGTACTTCAACTGCTCAGAGGGGACATATGTCCAGCATTTGAAGTGGTATCTGCCGTCTATCTCAGCACAGATGGACAGTGCTGTTGTGTCTGTCACTGATGCAAGGTCAACTCCCATTCCGACAGAGCGTCCCTCGAAAATTTCCATGTCTAGTTTCTTCATGTGGGAGGCTACCAAGTCCTGTGCAAGCCATACACTTGAGGATGATGTCCAAGTGTTGAGGTTCTTCACCCTCACAGAGTTCTCCTCAGAGGCTATGGACTTTGCCCTTGCCACTTGATTGGCTATGTACTGCTCTGTGACTGTGACTCCGAGTGATGGGTTGGACTTAATCCAGACTTTGGGGTCGTCCCATGCGTCTCCCTTGTCCAAGGTGAATATCATGCCGAATATGGTGTCATTCTCTATCTCACCCTCAAGTATCTTCTCCACTGTGTCATAGTAGTTCTTGAAAAAGGTGTCTGTTCTATAACCACATGTGGAGATTACCGTCATCAATGCATTTCGCCTTGCACCCATACCTGTCTTCAATATACTGTACAGTTTATCGTCCCTGTTCTCATGCGCCTCATCAAGCACCGCTGATGAAGGGTTGAGACCGTCTAATCTTGCAGTGTCAGAGGATAGTACCTCCAGATAACTGTTCTTTGGTTTGAATGTGAGTCTGTCTCGATACTGCTTGGTGTACTTTGAATTGGGGTCAATGGACTTGGAGAAGTTCTGGCATGAGTCAAAGAGCAAATGGGCTTGCTGCCTTGAGTTTGCTATGCAGAAAACCTGTCCTCCGAGGTCTCCGAGGAACAACTCATATAACTCAATGGCTGCTACAAAACTGGATTTGCCACTTTTTCTCGCAACACAGCAGAAGAAATCAGAGAACACTCTATTGTCAGTCCCTTTGCGGTAGAATCCATAGATGTTGGCTAGAGCGAATGTCTGCCATGGCTCTGGGATGAATGGCTGTCCAGCCTTGTCTCCCTGCCACAGTTTGAGCAGTTTGAAGAAGTTCAGGACTGAGTTGACCTTCTCCTCCTTGAAGTCATACCGCTTGTCTTTTTTCATCCTCAGATACCTCTCACAGCAAAGTTTCATCTGTCGGCATGATGGTATCCTGCCACTGAGGATGTCATTGCAGTAGGTGTCCCATACAGTGACCGCTTGCTTCTTATTTTTAGCCTTTTTTGCCAAGATTCTTTTTGGTTAAAGTGTGTTAAGTTTATCGAGGAGGTCATCTCCTTCTGGTTCAGCGTCCTTGATTGTGTTAGCCGACTTCAATGTCAGACCGAAATCCCTCTCAATCTTCTGGACTTGGTGTGATATCTCAAGTATCTGCTTAATCAGTGGATTCTTCACCGCATTGCCGAACCTGTCAACCACCATCACACCTTGCTCTCGGTAGCATGAAAGTGTGTCATAGTAGATGTCATATAGGTCTGCAAGTGAGTCCAAGGCTGGTGCGAATGCGTCTGGAATGTCTCCATTGTTCTTAGCCTTGATTTGCTTGATGATGACTTGCATGTATTTCTGCACTATCTCTCGTCTGTCCGAGTACCTTTTCTTGTCGATGTTTATCAATTTCATACTTTGTACTGTTTTTTCTGAATTATCTTCTTTATTTAATATAAATATCGGCAAAGAAAAAAACCACCTGCCAGAACAGCAGGTGGAAAAGTAAAATAATAATAACTTAAAATATAACCGAAAAATCTTCTTATACTCGCTTCACAGCGACTTTGAAGTAATTACAATAATAAAACAATGAATAAAAAATATAATATGGCATTACATTATATAAATATACACTAATTTTTTTTGTTCCTCAAGTCTTTTCTAATTTTAACCTGTTCAATGATGTCCTCGTGACTCCAGAAGTGAGAAGGGAGTTCCTTCATTAAGATTGAATGCCTCAATAGATGATGGCAGCGGCATAATGCTCTCAGATTCGTCTCGTCAAATGCTAACTCTTGCATCTGCTCGTTAATCTGCTCGTCACCGAGGTATGCCGTCATGAAACTAGTCATGTGATGCACTTCAGAACAGGGTACTATCTTCTTCTCACAGCACCAACCCTCAAGGCAGTCCTCGCACAGAGGATTTTGTCGTCTATACTCGTCAGCAAGTGACTTCCATCTCTTATCGTTATAGATTTTCTGTCTGACCTTCCTTCTGGAGGTCATGCGGCTGTTGTTGCGCTTCTTGCGCCACTGTTTTTTCTGTGGGCTTCTCTTTAGGTATGGCATTTTCAATAAATAGTCAGCATCCGTCAAAATTGACGGATTATCACTAGCCTTGGAGTGTGTTTCTTAATTGGTAGAGGATAGTGAAATCATGTTTTATCATTTCTGGTGGAATCTTGTAGTTCTCATTCACATATTCAAGCATCTTATCCTCATCAAACCACTGACCCTTGCAGACTCTGTCTATGAGTTTATAAATCACTTCATCGTATGAGTGTTTAGGTAATGGTGTGTGTCTCCAGATGTAGCCATGAGATGTTTTCGCCTTACCTGTACAACAACTGCTAATGTGACCACCATATCCTAATTGTTTTTTTATATCAGATACCGAGTTCCACACCTTAACCAACTCACCGTCCAAGGTGTATTGGTATACCTTCTTATCATATTTGTTGTCGATTGCTTCTTGGAGTGCTGCATCATCCAGAGGTGTATAACTCCAGATGTAGCCATACCCTGTTTTTTTCTTACCTCTACAACAACTACTAATGTGACCACCAAATCCTAACTGTCTTTGTACTTCACTCGCTGACTTCCATACCTTAATCAACTCACCATCCATAGTGTATTGGTATACCTTCTTACTTGTCTTCTTACCAGCATTTTCTCTCTGTCTCTCTTTTGCTGTACCATAATTAATGTTATATGAGTGTGTACACCACTCCAGATTTTCCACATGGTTGTTGGTTTTAACCTCATCCTTGTGATTGATGATTGGTAGATTATCTGGATTTTCGATGAAGGCTTGGGCTACAAGCCTGTGTACATAGTAAGGTTCTGGTTTGCACTTCTTAACTAAATGAGCGACTAGGTAACCATTCTTTAGATTGTTCAGTTTCCTTATCCTTCCCTTGTGAAATGACTTTAAACCATTCTTCTTATTAACCCATCTGTCCAATGACCTCACTCGTCCCCATGATGAGACCTCATACAGTCCCTCATATCCTTTTATTGGTTTCCAAATTTCTTCTTTCATATCTTGTATGTTTTATTGGTAGAAATACATTTCAAAGTTGCTGCAGCACTTGCCCTCATCCTCTCTGATGATGCAGAGGTCATTTTCCTTGCCATATCTGCGGCAGTAGTTTGGTGCGGTGTTAGTTAACTCCATGTATGGGATGGGATAGGCTAACTCCACCATGAACTTGTTAGGCTCATGCTCAATTATACCAGCACCGTCAGCGTAATAGTCACCCAGACTATTGATGATGGCGGTCGCAATCTCCATGGTCATGGCATTCTCCGTAAGGGGGGGGTGAGCGGAACTCTGGGGGGGTTCTTCGCTGTCGCTCGACCCAAGGGTCGCTTTCGCTGATGGAGTGTGACTTGAGTCACACATTGATTGAAACTCCTTAATTTTATTGAAATTGTTCAACTCATTGTCCTCCTCAGCATCCTTCGAGGATGGAGTAGGTGTGTCTTCAGTTGCATTGTCTAACTCCATTAGTTCTTGGAGTGTGTGTAAACCAAAGTTTTTCCCAGATTCTTTTGAAGTTAAAGAGACTGTTTCATTGATACCCTGTCTGTCTTGTTCATGGATGAACTTGTTCCCTTCATTAATTAAAGAAGAATTAGAAAATCCATTGTCACTGAGAAATCCCTGCTCAGTCACTCCCTTTTCTTCTTTATTAATTTCTTCTTTTAAAGAATTATCTGATATAACAGTATCTTGTAAATGTACAGTATTATATTGTACAGTATTTTCTTTTTTATCTTTTAATAAAGTATTATATATTCTACCCTTCTGGGGTAGTAGATTTTCACTTTTCTTATACCCTTCTGGGGTAGTAGTCTTGTACCCCTTTGGGGTAGTAGCCTTGTTCCCTTCTGGGGTAGTAGTTTCATTGACAGAATCTTCTTCATGATTGAACATGAAATCCTCATTGAACTTGTATCGGTTTGTCTTCTTGCCGCTCCTCTCAACTGTCAAGATACCTAGTTCCTCGAACTTCTTAATCCTTCCAAGTAATTTGTCGTCATTCTTGCATGTGATGCCTAGGTCTCCCTTCAACTTTGACAGAGACCTATAGTACCAGCCGTCAGCATCCTTCATTAGACACCAACCATTATACATTTTGAAGTACAGAGTGTACTCTGCACCGCTGAATTTACCCACTAGCCAATTGGGTATAATTGTGAAATTGTGTTTGGGATTGTTCATTATACAGTTTCTTTGTCCCATTATTGTCAGTGTCCCAAAGTGTTTTTTTTTATTAAGAGGTGAAGGCAGGGGGAGAACTGTATATGAAACCTTGGGACTAACTCCCCCTGTTTTCGGATGATGAGTCCTATCACCTAGTCATCTACATATAATTATGTCTCACGACAAAACTTTATTCAACTTTTTGTCTTTGACACTGCAAAGATAATACATTCAATCCAATTCTCCAAATATTTTTGGGGCTTATTTTATTGACGCAGAGACACTTACAAAATTATTTAACAGTTATTAAGTAATAAGAGTATTTTTCATAATTGTTGCTGAGACCACTGCTGGTGGGGTCTGGCAATGGGTCGCATGGGCATCAATCAACACCGCAATTGTGCGGATGGGACTGTGTGATTTTTTCTTCATTCATATATAAAAATAAGGTGTGGACGGTGCGGTGAACTGTGCAGCAGTTTTTCCAAATGTGCAACTCATATATCAATATGTATATATCTCTCCCTCATTAATAAATAAAATGCACATTTGTAAAAAAATAATCAGAGACTCCATGTCATTGAAAAATCCTTTTTGAACTAGTTATAAAAAAAGGATATATTAATGACGAGACAGCAAATTGAAGAGAGAGTGAAGGAGAAGGAACTGTACGGTAGAGGAATTGCGATGAGTCTGATTAGGGACTTGTATGGAGTTGTGGGCTATGACTACCTTGTCAACATGCCGCTGACATGGGTCTATGACTTGCAGTTCAAGAGGAATGGGACACTTTATCCCATAGAGGTCAAAGTCATTAGGAAGGACTATGAACTATATCCAGACGCACCCATCAAGAAGAAGAAGTATGACACCCTCAAGGATGTGACATTCCCATGCTCGCCATGGAAGATAATATACATTGTCCTTGATGATGTCGGCCAGTGGGCATATATCTTCAACCTATCAGAGATAGACAGAGATGACATGAGGCTCTACCCACTAAGACAGAAGAGGACACAGGTTGATGACGACAGCGACATGGTCACCGAGATGATGTACTCCATACCCTTGGAGCATGCAAAGAAATACAGCATCTCCAAATACCTAAACTAAAAAATAATGTTCCAAAACACTCTAAATGTGTTCCAAATGTAGTTTTCTTCAATGTGTTATCTGGTACATGGATTTTGACTTGCACAGTTCAAATTTTATCCTGTACTTTGCGGTGCTAATTCACTGTGACAGGGTGAGTTACGATAAAACAGATAAGATAATGGAACACAAATTACAAAACACTTAACCAATTTTTTATTCATAATTTTTAATTTTAATGTGAATGACCCCAGCCGCAGTGATGCAGTTGGGGTTGTTTTTTCATTTAAGCCATTCTGGGAGCATTTCTCCCTCTGGAGGTACATCTACTCCATCCAGACACAGGAGCCGACAGGTGCAAAATATGGGGCTTATTCAATAATGCTTGAACCTCTTCTCTAGCCATGTGGAGTCATTGAACCACACACCATTAATATACCAACTGAGTTTTGTCTTCCCAGCCCTTGTGCTGATGCGGAAGGTCCCAGTAACTATTGGTGGAAGTCCTAGTTTGTTATGCACAACCAACTCCCTTGTCCATCTGTCAATGTGAGTCACGTCAGCATGGTCAACAACTCTGTCAATTATCTGCTTCCTAGTGGCATCATCAGTGATGGTCTGAGTCCCAAAATTGATTTTGCCGTAACCCTCAACCTCAACCCAGCCTTCCTCCTCATCAAGAAGTGACTTCAGTTGAGCATTGGCATTCTCAAGTCTCACTAGTTCATCATTGCGCTCCTTGATGATTGCTTGTATAGTGGCATTCTTGGCATTGAACTGCTCTCTGGTGTATATACCCTCAACATAGAGGTTTGCGGCTCTCTCAGCCTTGCTCTGAGCCTCCTGAATTGCATTCTTAGCAGCCTCAATGCTGATGTTGTTGTTGTTGATGGTGTCCCTGTATTGAGCCTCATTGAGAATGCGCTGCTGAGTCATGTATTCATCATTCAAAATACATGCAGCCGCCCATATAGCAGAGTCAGCACCATTGATGTTGACCGATAATCTGTGTCCATGGTTTCTACACATATACTGTGCATGGCTTCTTATTGGTGTCATCGCATGACCGCAGACACTGCACCTTAGTATCTTCTTGCCGTAATAGGTGTTCTTTGTGTTGTAGTTCTTGGGTTTCCTTGAGGTCAGTTTCGCAATCGCAGCATCTGACTGTTCCTTGGTGATGATTGCTGGATATCTGTTGTTCACATACTCACCGCAATATACCCTGTTCTTGAGGATGTTGGTGATTTTGGTCACCTTTGAGGCTTTCAGCATGTTGCTGTTGAAGTGACCTCTGTCATTCAGATACTTGAATATCTGTGTGGCATTCATATCCTCATCAACATAAAGATGGAATATCTTCCTCACAATGGCTGTCTCTTCCTCATTGATTAAAATGTTCTTGTCATCATCAATGGTGTACCCATATACTAAGTGACCGCCCCCAAACTTGCCGTGTGTCTGTGAGCGTTCCTTCCCCCTCTTCATCCTTTTCTTGGTTATTTCCATTTCTTGCTTGGCAAGTGTAATCATCACGCTCATGACTATTTCCTGTGCTGGGTCAACCTCACCGTCATCATTCAGCAGATGCATTTCTGGAGTCTTCACAATGAGTTGCACCTTGTTCTTGACAAAGTAGTCCTTCATCTTGTAGAAGGTGAGTTCCACTCTGGCGATGCGTGATATCTCCCACACATACACACACTTGACACTGCTGTCATTGTCCATGGTTGAAATGAGGTTGTTCACCTCACGCTTGTACCGCTCATTCTGCTTGATTGCGCTTGCGCCAACAGACTTGAGGATGATGAGGTTCTCCCTCCTGTAGCCGTCTGCAAGTGCCATTGTCACCAATTCTGCAACCTGTGTCTCCACTTCTTGTTGTGTTGTGGAAACCCTACCCCAAATGATTGCCTTGTCTGTTTTGTTAATCTTCTTTGCCATAATTCCATGTGTTAAAGTTAGTATTCTGCGGCAAAGATAATAAAAAAATCAATACCTAGGTCATTTTGGTATGATTTCTGTGTAGAGACAATATCAAAAAGACCTAGGCTAAATAAGGGAATCTCAATAAGTTATCTGTTACATCAGTAAAACAGCACCATTAGATGTTTAACATACATTAACACAAAAGAGTGTTTCTGAGAAGTGCTGTCAGCCCTTTAGTGATGGGGGTTATAAAATGCACCAGCCTCTCAATTCACACATCTTTTTTTGAACTCAAGCCACTTTGAACTGTTGTTCTTCTTGCCAATCTTGTTGCCGTCCTTGTCGCATAATGGAGCGTCATTCCATCCCACTATGGCTGGACATATCTTGCCGCTGATGTCATAATGCCTCACTACATGGTCAATGTCAATGTTGAACCTCTTCATGAGAATCCTCACCAATTTGACAGCATTGCTGAGTGACTCCTCAGTGTAGTACCAGCCCTCATGGTTGACCTTGCTTGGGTTGTAGCCCTTCTTGATGTTGGAGCATATCTCAATTGAGATTGTGTTTGCATTGGTAGCAATTCCATAGAGTCTTCCACCACCGCTGTATGGATTGAGTTTGTCTCCCACACTCCATGTCTTGTAGTTGTTTAAATCTGGGTTGAATTGCACGATTGTCCCATCATCAACTCCAAAGTCAGCGGATGCTCTGTGAGATTTCTCCCATGAGTTCTTCATTGACACTGCTCTTCCCTTTGCTGAGGACGCTCCAGCAGTGTAGTGGATTGCGATATACTTTATCTTGCGGTTTGGAGTGTGTGTGATGCATGACTTCAGAGGTGAATATACCACTGATGGGTCGACAACTTTGGAGTCAGTGACACCAAGTGCAGCCCATGTCTTATTGCCGACAATGCCGTCACACTCTAGTCCATGTGATTTTTGGAAGGACATGACCGCCTTCTCAGTGATTTCTCCGAATATACTGTCTGATTCTATGCCCAGCAATGACTGCAGCCTTGCCACCTCATTGCCCTTGTCTCCTTTTCTTAGTGTTTTCATATATGCTGTATGTGTTATTGTCCATTTATTGTTGAAACTGTTCCATTTTGGAACAGATGTGTTCCATTTGGGAACATCTAAAATCAGAAATTCTATGAGGTGGAG